GATCGAATTCGACCTGTTCCCGTACAGTGAGTCGACGCGCCGCCAGATCATCGCCCGGGGCGAGTGGCGGAGCACGGCCACGGCCCAGCAGCCGGGGCTGACCGGCTTCCACCTCCCGGCCATGGTCTCGACCCTGGGGGACGTGACGCTGCCCGGGCTCGTGTCGAAGTGGCTCTCCGCCCGCGACCGGGGCAAGGAGGCCCTCCGGGTCTTCATCAACACCGAGTTGGCCGATGGCTGGGAGGATCGCGGGTCGCGGCTTGAGCCGCAAAACCTGCTGGCTAGGCGCGAATCCTACGGGGAGGGGATAGACGTGCCGGCCCAGGCCCCCTATCTGACGGCTGGCGTCGACGTCCAGATCGACCGGTTCGAGCTGCAGGTGACGGCCTGGGGCCCGGTGGAGGAGCGGTGGATCGTCGACTGGCGGCAGGTGCCCGGCGACCCGAAGCGGCCCGAGACCCGGGCGGCCCTCCTCGAGGCCCTCTTGACCCAGTACGCACACCCGAGCGGCCACCTCCTGCCCATCCGTTCGACCTGCATCGACTCCGGCTACGCCACCGAGGAGGTCTACGACTTCGTCCTGCAGAACCAGCACCGCCGGATCTTCGCTACGAAGGGCATGGCGGGCAGGTCCGGAGATCCGATCGTGGGGCGGCCCACGGAGCGCCGCTACGGCCGGCGGCCGAGGCCGGTCCGGCTTTACCCGGTGAACGTCGACGACGCGAAGCGGGACGTGATGGCGGGCATCGTGCTCGCCGCCCCCGGTCCCGGATACATCCACTTCCCGACGAAGATCGATGAGGAGTTCTTCGCCCAGCTCTGCGCGGAGCATCCCGAGGTCCGTTACAACAAGTCCAAGGTCGCGACGCACACCATTTGGGTCCAGGACCGGGAGCGGAACGAGGCGCTCGACTGCGCAGTGCTCTGCCTCGCGGCCTACCGCATCCTGCCGGCCCCGAACATCCGGCACATGCTCGAGCTCCTGGCGAAGACGCCCGTCCCGGGCGCGGGGGATCCGCCGCCGCAGCGGCCGCGACCCAAGGCAGGGCCCTCGGATATCGACGTGCCAGACGACTGGCTGGAGGGGAGGCGCTGAGAGGATGGCCTTCACGCAGACGCAGATCAACCAGTTCGAGCAGACGCTCGTCGACCGCGGAGGCGTCGTCTCGGCGACGTTCGCCGATCAGCAATTGACCTTCACCAGTTATGAGGACGCGCTTCAGTTCTTGGCGCAGATGAAGCGCGATGTCGCGGGCGGCCAGATCACCCGCTACGTCGCGACGGACAAGGACGTGTGAGATGGGATCCTGGCTCGAGCGTTCGATCTCCTACGTCGCGCCGCTCTGGGGCCTGAGGCGCACGCGGGCCCGCGTTGCCGCCGACTTCATCCAGCGACACTATGAGGCGGCGGCCACCGGGCGGCGGACGCAGGGCTGGCGCCGCCCCATCGGCGACGCGAACGCCGTCATCGGGCCGGCTGTCGGGCGGGTACGCGCGGTCGTGCGCGATCTCGCGAGGAACAACCCGCACGCCAGGAGGGGTATCCGGACGATCGCCAATCACGTCGTCGGCTGGGGCATCGTCCCCAAGCCGAATCCCGCGAACGCCAGGGCGGTGGAGGTCTGGAAGGCTTGGGCCGGCAGCACGGCTTGCGACGCCGACGGGCGGAACGATTTCTACGGTTTGCAGAAACTCATCGTGCGGAACGTCGCGGAGTCGGGCGAAGTCCTCGTGAGACGGCGCTTCCGGACGCGGCCCGAGGACGGCGAACTGCCGATCCCCATGCAGATCCAGGTCCTTGAGGGCGATTACATCGACACGGATCGGACGGGGATCGACGTGCGCGGGCCCAAGGGCCAGGTCGTCGGCCGGATCATCAATGGCGTCGAGTTCGATCTGATCGGGAAGCGGGTCGCCTATTGGCTCTTCCGCGAACATCCCGGGGCCTTCACCTTCGGCGGTGGCTACAACTCGGTCCGGGTTCCGGCAGAGGGCGTGCTTCACGTTTATCATCAAGAGCGACCCGGCCAGGTCCGCGGCATGAGCTGGCTCGCGCCGATCGTGCTCAAGCTCAAGGACTTCGACGAGTACGACGACGCACAGCTTCTCAAGCAGAAGATCGCCGCCTACCTCGCGGTCGTCGTGACGGACCCAACGGGCGAGAGCGCGACGTTGGGCAACGCTTCGGAACAGGATGCCGATCAGCCGTACACCGACAAGCTCAAGCCGGGCGCGGTCATCCAGGCGCCGCCGGGCCAGAGCGTGCAGGTCGTGCAGCCGCCGCGCGTCGCGGAGTTCAAGGACTATGCGGTCGTCACGCTGCGGACGATCGCCGCGGGCCTCGGGACCACCTACGAGGACATGACAGGGGACTACAGCGAGGTCAACTTCTCATCGGCCCGAATGAGCCGCCTGAGTCACTGGGACGATGTCCACGACTGGCGCTGGCAGATGCTCATCCCGCAGTTCTGTGATCCCGTCTGGCACTGGGCGATGGAAGCTGCGGCCATCGTTGACAAAGTCGACGATGTTCCCGCCGCCGAGTGGACGGCGCCGCCGCTTCCGATGATCGAGCCCGACAAGGAGGGCCTCGCCTATCAGCGCAACGTGCGGACCGGGATCATGAGCTTGTCGGAGGCCATTCGAGAACGCGGCTATGACCCGCGCGACCTGCTGGCCGAGCTCGCGGGCGACTTCAAGGAGCTCGACCGCCTCGGGCTCATCCTCGACAGCGACCCGCGGAAGATGACGCAGGCGGGGCAGATGCAGCCAGCGCCTGCCGGCCCGGGTCTCGGTGTCCCGGGCGGCGGCAACGGATCCATCTCGGTGGCCGATGTCGCTCGGCTGCTCATCGAGTGGGCAGCGGGAGAACAAGGAGGACGACTTGATCCAACCCAGAGAGCTTGAGCGGCCAGAAGACGAGCTGGAACTGCAGAACCGGGAGGGCGAAGACCGGCCAGCCCGCCGACGAGCGGAAGGCGGCGAGATTCGCGCGCTCCGCGAGCGCCTCGACAAGATCGAGCAGGCGATCGCCCGGGCGAAGAAGCTCCCGCTGCCCATCGGCGGCCACTGCCGCGACTGCTGGGACCGCGGACGCCGCGCGGTGCTGGAGACCATAGAGCACGAATGAGCCTCCTGCCGCCGCGCGAGCACGCGACGCTTCCGCTCACCACGCGGCAGAGGGCGATCCTCGACTATATCGCGGCGGTGCAAGAGGTCCAGGGACGGCCACCGAGCGCCCGTGTCGTCGCTTGGCGGTTTGGTCTCACGCTCAGCACGGTGCAGCAGTACCTCCTCGCCGCCTACCGGCGGGGCTGGCTCAAAACGCCGACGACCGATGGCCTCTACTGCCTCCACGGTACCGGTGACCCCCACGTCGGGGGCCTCTAACTCTAGACCACACAATCCGAAGGGTACCGGTCAATTTGACCGGTAGCGCGCACCTTCTGCGCGGGGCGACACTATTCCCCATGAGGATGGAACAGTAGGTGCTCGAACCACATGCCGTTCCCGAACGAGCACGCCGCGCGCCTCAAGGACCCGAGCCAGTACGTCCGCTTCCGGCGCGAGAACGACAAGTTCGGCACCGGCATCCACGCGGTCTGGGGCATCAAGCGCGACCAGACGACCGAGCTCCAAGCCATCCGCTTCGACGCGAAGAAGTTCACCGCCGAGGAAGCGAAGAAGTGGCTCAAGGACCACGATCAGAAGGCCATCCTCTTCGAGAAAGCCACCGGCGATGACAACAAGAAGGGCGATGAGGGCGAGATGAGTACGCGCGTCGTCCGCATGCCGCCGCTGTCCCTGCGCGCGGACCTCGCCCCCAGGACCATCAACGAGGAGGACCGTAGCGTCGAGCTCATCTTCACGACGGGCGCGGCGGTAAAGCGACGGGATTGGTGGACGGGCAAAGAATACGTCGAGGTCCTGTCGCTCGACCCGGCGCACGTCCGGCTCGAGCGCCTCAACAACGGCGCGCCTCTGCTGGATTCGCATCGCCCCTATTCCGTCGCGGACCAGCTCGGGGCCGTGATACCGGGCAGCGTCGAGCTGATGAAGAAGGCGGCCGTCGGCCGCGTCCGATTCAGCCGTCGGCAGGAAGTCGAGGCCGTCTGGCAGGACGTGAAAGACGGTCTCGTGCGCAACGTCAGCATCGGCTACCGGATTCACAAGTTCGAGGAGAAGCCCGGAAAGGGCGAGGACACGCCGCCGATCCGCACGGCCGTCGACTGGGAGCCCTTCGAGGTGTCGATGGTACCCATCCCGGCCGACGCCGGTGCCAAGGTCCGCGCGGGCGAGGTGGACGACGCGAACGAGTGCGAGATCGTGGCGACCGCGGAGGCCGCCGGAGCGACACAGCTGTCGGAACGAACCCGGGTCGCGGGCGACGCGACCATCCAGGAGGATGTCATGGCCGAAGAGACGCGCTCGGAGGAGTTCCGGGCCGACATGAGTTTGACCCCGCCGCCCCCGCCGAAACCGGCACCGGAGCCCACGGACCAGCAGAGGGGCGCCGAGGCCGAGCGGAAGCGCGTCGCCGGCATCCGCAAGGCCTGCCTCAACGCGGGGTGCTCGCGCGCCCTCGAGAGCGAGCTCATCGAGAAGGGCACCTCGCTCGAGGAGGCCCAGACACGGGTGCTCGAGTGGGTCGGAGCCCAGAACCACAACGACGTCCCCCGCCAGGTGTCCAGACCGTCGGGCCACGATGTCACCGTCGGCGAGGACCCGTTCATCCACACCCGCGAAGGGATCGAGAACGCGCTGCTCCACAAGGCCCATCCCTGGACGAAGGACGCGAACGGCAGGGAGGTCGGCTTCAAGCTCAGCGACAAGGGTCGCGAGTATCGAGGTCTGAACCTGATCCGGTTGGCCGAGCGCTACCTGATCAAGCAAGGCATCCGCACCGAGGGTCTCTCGCCGATGGAAGTCGCGGGGATCGCCCTCGGTCTGACGAGCCGCTCCGGGATGCACACCACCTCGGACTTCTCGCTCCTCCTGGCCGACGTGGCCGGGAAGACGCTGCGGGCGGCCTACAACGAGGCCCCGCAGACCTTCGGACCCATCACCCGCGCGGCAACGGCCCGGGACTTCAAGCCCATGAAGCGCAACCAGCTCGGCGAAGCCCCGCAGCTCCAGCTCGTCCTCGAGCACGGCGAGATCCCGGCCGGGACGATCGGCGAGGCCAAGGAGCAGTATAGCCTTGCCACCTACGCGGTCCGGTTCGCGATCACCCGGCAGGCCCTCATCAACGACGACCTGGACGCCTTCTCGCGCCTGCCGCTGATGTTCGGGCGGCAGGCCCGAAACAAGGAGAGCGACCTCGTCTGGGCCCAGATCACGGACAACCCCAACATGGGCGACGGTGTGGCCCTCTTCCACGCGAACCACGGCAACCTCGCCGGCAGCGGCGGGGCCATCGACGTCACCACGATCAGCGCCGGCCGCTCCGCGATGCGCGTCCAGGAGGGCGTCGACGGCGCGACGAAGCTGAACATCATCCCGCGCTACCTGATCGTCCCCGCCGCCAAGGAGACGGTCGCCGACCAGTTCGTCAGCGTGAACCTCCTGGCGTCTCAGGCATCGAACGTGAACCCCTTCGCAGGCCGACTCACGGTCATCGCGGAGCCGCGACTCGACGCGGTCAGCACGAGCGCCTGGTATCTCTCGGCCGCCATCGCGGACGGACAGGACGTCCTCGAACTCGCGATGCTCGAGGGCCAGGATGGCCCGCTCGTCGAGCAGGAGGTGGGCTTCATCGTGGACGGGATCCAGATGAAGGTCCGCCACGACGTCGGGGCGAAGGTGATCGACTGGCGCGGCTTGTACAAGAACGCGGGGGCTTGAGCCAG